CTATGGAAGTCAGCATCGTTAGCCTGCCAGCAGATACAAGTCAAAGTGTCGGGGTAGGGCGAGCAGCTTCTGAAACCTTAACTCAAACCATTCAAATCAAGGAGGCCGATATGGCTGAAGTAAATCTTGATGAGGTTAGAGCCGAGGCTGCAAAAGCCGCTGCTTCTGACGCTCATCGCAATTCAAAAGAAATCATGTCTCTCGCTCGCCGTCACAATAAAGCTGACCTGGGCGTTGAGGCTATTGGCCGTGGCGTTTCCATCGAGGAATTCCGTGGCGAGCTTCTTGAGGTAATCGGCAACGAGCCTTTAGAAACCCCAGTAAACGTTGTTGACGCTCCTAAGAAGCAACAGCGCGAATATAGCCTTTCTCGCATGATCAACGCACAGTTGACGCATGATTGGAAAAATGCAGGCTTCGAGCGCGAAATGCATGACGAAATTGCCGCTCGCACAGGCAAGCAAACAGATGGCTTCTATGTGCCTGACTTTGCTTTCCGTAGCGGTCCAATGTCTGCTGCTGCAACTGGCGCTTCTGGCTCCGAGAACGTAGTGGATAATTTCATCCCTACAATTCATCGCGGTGATATGTTCGTGGAAGCTCTCAGAGCTAACCAAGTAATGTCTGCTCTAGGGGTTACATACCTCTCAGGTTTGACCAATCGGATCAAAATGCCAAAGTTCAGCGCTGGTGCAAATGCAGCTTTCGTTGAAGAGCTTGGCAACGTTGCTGATCAGTCTCAAACAGACGCTGGTGTAACTCTTCAGCCTCGCACTTTAGGCGCATATGTTGATATTGGTCGCATTGCTCTTAAAGAGTCGATCCCTGCTTTGGATCGCGTGGTTCAAGACGATCTCCTTCGTAGTTTAAGCGAGCGTATAGAATATTATGCAATCAACGGTTCTGGCTCTTCTGGGCAACCAACGGGTCTCATCAATGCTGGCATCACCAGTGTCGATATTTCCGCTGGAACAGACGTTGACGCATTAACATGGGCTGACGTTGTTGCTCTGGTTAAAGCTGTTGAGGACAATAACGCCGTTGTTAATCGTGCAACTCAAGGTTGGTTGTCTTCTCCTGCTGTTAAAGCGAAACTTGCTTCTACAGCTAAGGTTGGCTCCACAGATAGCGTTATGCTTATGGACGCTCCTTGGAATGAGCTTTATGGCTATCCAATCGAGTTCACTGCAAACGTTCTTTCAACCTACGATCCAGGCGATGGCGGAAACGACGCTTCTGCTCTCATCTTTGGTGACTTCAGCCAGCTTATGGTTGGTCTCTTCGGTGCGCCAAGCATCCTTGTTGATGAAACAACGGGTGGTTTGGCTGGAACGGTTCGCATCATCGTCCATCAAGACGTTGATATTGCGCTCCGTCACGCTGAGAGCTTTGCCATAACTGACGAAGTTTCAGTAGCGTAAGACTGACGATTGGGGGAGAGTGTAAAAGCTCTCCCTCTTTCACTTGGGGCGGATATGAAGATTGAAATCTTAAAGAAATGTTTTGCAGGGACTGGCGGCAATTTACGACCCGGCGACAAACTCGAAGTTTCTGATATTGTTGCGGTTCGCTTAGTTGCAGGCGGTTTTGCGAAAGAAGTTAAACGCGGTGGTCGTCCTAAAAAGATGGAACTTGATAACCGCGCATTTGATGCAAATGAACTAGAGATTCCAGAGGCGGAATAATGGCAGTCGAAACAGCAGACGACAGAGCTTACATGCTTAATATCGATGATTGGGGTGTAGCTGCTAGTTATACTCCATCAGGCGGTTCTGCTACGACTGTGAATGGGATATTTGATAACGATATTGTTGAAGTGGACGCTGGCGGGGGTGTTCCTATGGCGGTGAGACAACCGCGATTTGTTTGCCGGGAAGCTGATATTTCTAGTGCTGCTGATGGCGATGCGATCACGATTAACTCTGTTAATTATACTGTTCGCGTTGTAGACCATGATGGCACTGGAATGACGACGCTTACATTGGAGCGAGCATAATGGCTCATGTTCGGCAATCGATCAGAAGCAACATAGAAACCACTCTAACTGGTTTAACGACGACTGGTTCGAGGGTTTATGCTTCCAGGGTTTACCCGATTCAGAGTGCTGGCATGCCCGGTCTCTGCATCTACACCTCTAGCGAGACAATTGAAGCTCAGACCATTAAGCCGCCGCGTGGTTTGATCCGGTCCCTAGAGGTGTCAGTTGAGGCGTATGTTGAGAACGCCAGTGCGGATGATACTCTCGACACGATTTGCGCTGAAGTTGAAGCTGCAATGACAACTGATTTAACCAGGGGCGGATATGCTAAAGATACTCGCCTTGTGAGCTTTGAAGCTGAATTTGCGGGAGAAGGTGAAAAACCAGTGGTTGTCGGAAGGCTATTGTTTGAGATATTGTATTCAACAAGCGAAGCTGACGCAGAGTCCGTTTACTAAGGAGACAGGATATGCCAAAGCGCATCAATGTTTATCCGCCATCAGGTGGCGAACCGATAGAGATTTTTGAAGAGGATTTAGCTTCATTCGAGGCTAAAGGCTGGCGAGCGGATTCACCCCGCGCGTCTAAAAAGAAGGCTGCTAAAGCGGCAGTCGTCACAACCCCAGAAGTGGAAAAGGAGACTGAGTAATGGCTACGTTTACAGGTAGCTCCGGGGTGATTTTGGTCGGTTCAGATCAAGTCGCCGAGGTGCGGAATTACAGCATCGAAGAAAACATGGATACCATCGAAGATTCTGCGATGGGCGATACTAGCAGAACTTACAAATCTGGCCTCAAAACCTTTAGTGGTTCTGCTGATGTATTCTTCGACGATACTGATACAGCAGGCCAAGGCGCTTTGACTGTAGGTTCTAGCGTGACAATTTCTTTCCAAATGGAAGGTAATACCACAGGCGATCACAAGCTAAGTGGAACCGCTCTAGTAACTTCACGCTCGATCAGCGCATCGTTTGATGGTATGGTTGAAGCCTCAATATCCTTCCAAGGAACAGGCGCTTTAACTGAAGGTACTGTTGCTTAATTTTAACTCAAGAAAAGGAAATGAATTATGGCGGCTAATTCTAAATCCAGAAAAGGTATCTCTGCAATTCAGAGGGCCAAAACCCATTATCAATCTCAGCCCATTCGAGAAATCCAAGTTCCTGAGTGGGCTGATGATGATGGAAATCCATTCGTTTTTTACGTTAAGCCTTTTACGTTACAGGATCAGGGTCGTTTACAGTTTGCGATCCGCGATCAATCTGAAGCCGATGCTCTTGCAGAAGTTTTGATTTTAAAAGCGCTTGATGAGGATGGACAGAAAGTATTCGCCATAGGTGATAAAATAGACCTACGGCAAAACGTTGATGCAAAGGTATTGGCTAGGGTTGCTGGCCAAATAATCGGCGCATCGGCTGAGGAATTGGAAAAAAACTAAGGCAGAGCGAGGAACGCCAGTTTCGATTTTACCTCGCTGATCGCCTTGGAATGACGGTTGAACGACTTGAGGCTGAAATGTCGGCTGATGAATTTATTGAATGGTCGGTATATCATCAGATAGAGTCAGAACGGCAAAAGAGGGCGATGAAAGATGGCAGTAACAAGGCTAGAAACGCGCCTAACCGCTAAAGATGATACTGGCCGCGCCTTTCGCTCATTACAATCAAGTCTAGCGACTGCTGATCGTGCTTTTGTAAATCTCACAAAGGTAGCCGCTGGACTTGGTGCTGTTTTCGGCGGTGTGTTTATCCGCGATCTTGTTGATGTAAACAAGAAGTTCCAATCCTTACAGGCGTCATTAGTCACATTCACTGGATCGACAGAGAAGGCTAAAGGCGCTTTCAATATCTTAAAAGAATTCGCCAAAACGACGCCATTCTCGCTCGATGAGGTCGTTGGTTCGTTTAATGTTCTTATCGCTCAAGGCATTAAACCAACGGAAGCTCAACTTCGTAATTTTGCTGATATTGCTGGTGGCACGTCTAAATCTATCCTTCAATTTTCTGAAGCAATTGCTGATGCTTCTGTCGGTGAATTTGAGCGCCTTAAAGAGTTTGGCATCAAAACCAAGAAAGAGGGTGAAAAACTAACCTTCACGATTGGCGATCTAACCAAAACCATCAATAACGATGCTGATTCTATCCTGAAGGCATTAGCTGACATTGGCGCAACAAAATTCGCAGGCGGTGCAGAAAGACAGGCTAAAACTCTAGGCGGTGCTTTCACTAATCTACGCGATACCGTTGATGAATTTATGTTCGAGATTGGCGAGGCTGGTTTATCGGCAGCGCTAACCGATTTGGTTTTGGCTACAAAAGGCGTCATTCAAGGTAATGAAAAACTAGCCAGAAGTATTTCAGACAAGGGCGTGAAAGCCATAAAAGG